GCCAGCGTTCGTATTCCCTCTCATGTACAAACTCAGGGGTACGGTTACTTTGAAGACCGCCGTCCTGCCGCCACTTGTGACCCTTACCTTGTAACAGCTAAACTTTTGGAAACTTTAGCCTAATGTTCACTCCGGGAAACAACTTGGAACAACAGTTTACTGCGTTAGGGGACCTTGTTAAATGGGACCCTGACGTAGTAGCCCCGCGAGGGTGTTTTAATCTACGGAAGGTCGCTCGTTATTTTGACGTACCTGAGTACGAAGCAAAGTTTATACTAAACAATCTTAGAACTCATCTTGATGAGTACGTAGATGATAATGATTTTTGTAACAACATTCAGTGGTGCTTCCTTAGGATTAAACACGTCTCACAGTAATGTTAAAACCTGGACTTCCCCCTCCATTATTTGATGAGGTAATTCGTGCTCTAAATGAGTACCGAGATGCTATAATGAAAGCGGGGGAAGTTACCCAACAAGATTACAAGAGTAACACCCATTACGTTAATATTATTTTTGAACTAGGACACATAATAAAAGAATTAAAAGATGCTAACCGTAACTGACGGGGGAACCCATGACTGGGCAAACATGCCACTGGATGAGATGGCGTTGGGAAACGCTATGGACGCGGATTTTACTCTCCGTGCGCATCAACAGATGACCAAAGAAATGAAGAAGAAAGGGGTAAATCACGTTTATTCTAAACTTCTTAAACATATTCTTGTCGTTGCCTCTGATGTAGAGCATAGAGGTATCTTGGTTGATACTGACTGTGTGTCTCGTTTTGATACACTCCTTGCCAAGGAGATCGAAGAACTAGAAACTAAACTCTCTGAGTTATCAGTAATTGACGATGTTAACCCGAAGTCCAATGCCGATATGGGTTTATTGCTTTTTAGTAAAGAAGGGTTTGGGTTAAAAGCCGTAGACTTCTCTAAGAAAACAAAGGCACCTTCCATCACAGAGGCTCATCTTCAGAAGGTCGCTATCACGGCAACTGGAAACGCAAAAGAGTATATCCAACTTCTGTTAAAGTATAAGGGTCGTATAAAACAACACAAGACTTATGTTAAGGGGGTTGAGAAAGCTGTCGCTTACAATGAGGATGGTCGAGTTTACTCTAGCTATAACTTTGGTAACGTGGTTACGGGTCGTTTGAGTTGCTCAACCTATTCGGTAGGACCTAAACACCGTAAAGGTATTTCTTTCCACACTTTACCCCGTCCTGATGAAGACGACCCTATTAATCTTCGTAGCATGATGACTGCGGATAAAGATAAGGTGTTCGTTGCCGCCGACTTCTCTCAAGCAGAATTGAGAGTCCTCGCTCAGTGCTGTAAGGACAAAAATTTAATTGAAGCATTCAACTCTGGACAGGATTTGCATAGCTTTACAGCATCTCTTGTATTTGGGAAGGATGCTAAGGATGTAACTAAACAAGAAAGGCAGATCGCGAAGAGCGTTAGTTTTCTTATCGTTTACGGAGGCGGTCCGAAAAAATTGGCAGAACAGATAGGTAAGTCGGTAGGATACTGCAAAAATATTTTTAAAGCTTATCAGGATTCTTTTCCAAGAGTTTTTAAGTGGATTAATTTTGTGCATAAGTTCGTGAGGGAAAATGGGTATGCGGTAAGCATTTTTGGGCGTCGGAGACATCTATCTAATGTAACAAGTCCTAATAGGAAATATCAATACCGTGCGTTGCGACAAGGTATGAATTTTGTTATTCAAAGCTCCGCCTCTGATTTAATGCTGCACTCAATTCTTCGCTTACAAAAATACTTGGGAGCTACGGGGTTAGACGCCCAGATCCTTGCTACGGTCCATGACTCTGTTGAAGTGCAGTGCTCAAAGAAAGATTTACAAAAAACTGTTGAGCTTATGCGTTTTGTGTTAGAAAGCACCGATGACTTCAAACATTTGTATGCCTTGGACTTTGTCGTGCCTTTCGCTGTTGACGTTGAAGCAGGTCGTTCTTTTGGGGATATGATTGATGCTGAGTTCGATAATGGAGGACACCTGCTTAATGAAGCAGAAATTTTAGATTATGTTAAAGACCAGTAAAGTCGTCATTCTTACCGATTTACATCTTCGTGCCGACTATTTTCCAGGATTTTTAGACAGGCAAGTAGAGACACTTCTCCACTTGACCAACCACAAGCCCTGTTCTCACGTTGTGATTAACGGAGATGTGTTTGAGCGCCGTAACCCCCGAAGCGAAGAACTCTTAGCTTTTGGATACCTTCTGGACAATATTAAATGTAAAAATATTATCGTTAACCGAGGCAATCATGATACCTTGCGCAAGGATGGAACCTCGGACACTATTCTTTCTCTGTTTTCGGAGAAAGCCCGCATCGTAAAGGATACTGAAACCATTCGTATCGGAGATGTGAACTTTGATTTTATTCCCCACTATGAGGACGAGGATAAAATCATTGCCGATTTAAAAAAGAATAAGAACCCAGTCTTCGGTCATTTCGGGTTTGATGAGTGCGTATCGAACGGGCACTACGCATACGAAGCTCGTGTAAAGAAATGGCACTTTAGAGGGAAACCTTTCGCTTTTTTGGGGCACATCCACAAACCTAAAATTTATGACAACGTCGTAATACTTGGCACAGCTTACTCTAATACATTTGGAGAAGCAAACGCACAGAAATTTGTGCACGAGTTAGTAATCCGAGACCAAGAAATAGAGCTTATTAAAAAGCCTATAGGTAAAGGTATCAAGCATATCGTAGGAACCATTGATGAGATTCCTGCGCTTGCCAAGATACACAAGTTCGAAGACTTCTTCACTATTCTGAGAGTGAAGATGGATAAACTAGACTCCTATACAGAGCAGAGGTTGAGAGACGAGATATTCGCTGAGTACCCTATCCAAAGCCTAGAGCTCGTGTTTGAAGACGTACTCCCTAAGTTTGAGTCTGGGTATATCCCTAAGAACCGTATCTTCAGCCTAGACGAGAAAGTGATAGACGAGTATATCAATGCCAGCGATACTATTTTTGATAAGAAAGAATTGCTGAAGGGGCTAACCGAGATTAAAGATGCAGTTAAATAAATTAGAAATATATAATTTTCTTTCTGTTAAAAAGGCTGTTGTAGACTTTGATTCCTACGGCAATCTTGTTCGTATTATAGGTAAGAACTTCGATACTAAACCTACAGGCTCTAACGGTGCAGGTAAGAGTACCATTATCGAAGCTGTTATGTTTGCGCTGTTTGGCAAGACCATTCGTAAGACAAATGACAAAAGTCTTAAGAATTATCACACTAAAGGCAAGTGTCGTGTAGTTCTTACAGTTAATGGGAATACAGTTATCGAACGGATTAAAAGAGCGCCCATGCTTTCCGTAACAGTAGGAGATGAGAACTGTTCGCAAGAATCTATACAGGCTACTCAGAAGTACTTAGAACAGATTCTCAATATTAATCATAATGTTTTTCTCGCTTCCATCGTATTTGGGCAAGGGAATAGTACCGATTTTATCACTGCAACGGCTGAGGAGAAGAGAGCCATCATTCAAAACTTTCTATCGGTGGGAGACCTGTTTAAGAATAGGTCAACGATTAAGTCCCTTAAGTCAAAGTACTTAACCGATAAAAAAGTTAATTTAGCCCTTTTAGGTAATGGCACAAATAAGCTTGATAAAATAGGTGCTCAGTTGAAGAAGCTGCGGGAGATGAAGAAAAAATCTAAATCTTATTTTTCTTCTGAGAAGTACAAATTTATTTTTGGTAAGTCCCTCACTGAAATTCAAGAACAGGAGCGTATGTACCACCAGAAGGATCTAGAGTATGAGCGGTCTGTGGCACACAGAGACGTTCTGAGGGACCGTATTCTTCAATCCCATTCCATGATAAAGAATCTACTGAATGCTAACTGTGAGCATTGTGGGAAGCTCTCACATGCTAATTCAGAGAAGGTAAAAACTCTTGAAGTAAATGTAGAGAAATGGTCCTCTGAAGAAAGAGCGTGTGTGAAAAAAATTAACGATTTAGGAAAAGAGGCTGACGCTCTCCAAATTCCTGTAACCACCGCTGATTTTGAGACTATTGAAAGGTTTAAAGAGATTGATACAGAAATAAAAATTCTCACGAAGCAACGTAACGAGGAAAAGAGGTTAGTTCGTAAGTACGGAAAACTTTCCACGGATGCCCAAAAAGGCTACGACATCCAGAAATTCTGGGAACATGCTTTCTCAGAAGCAGGGTTAATTAAATATGTTATCCGTAATATTTTAGAATATCTAAATGAGCGGTGCAACTCCTACCTAAGCACTCTGACCAAGGGAAATTTCATCATAAAATTTGATGATTCTTTAAGCGAAACTGTCTATAATAACGGGGTCGAATGTTATTTTGATTCCCTTTCGGGAGGAGAGAAGAAGCGAGTATCCCTAGCAGTTATGCTGGGACTTAACGACCTTCTTCTTTTAACGGGGAAAGATCGCTCCAACATCATTTTCTTTGATGAGGTAGCTGAGAATCTCGACCCAGACGGTGTAAAGGGTTTAATTGAACTTATTCACCAACTCACAAAGCACAAGAAATTGTTCTTAATTACTCATAATGAATATTTAACTTCACTTTTAGAAGAATATTCTGAAACTTTAAAGGTTGTAAAACGTAATAATCTTACCAAAATCACTAAATAAAAAGCATAGAAAAATGGAATATACCCCAAATGGAAAAAGATTGATAGTTACTCGTAAAAAGTGCGAAACCCAGACCAAATTTGGCATTGTCCTCCCCGAAACGATGACGGAGAAGAAACTTAGCGAAGGTTACGTTGAAAGAGTTGCCGCTGGGTGTGAAGGCGATCACTGGGAAGAGGGGATGCACGTTATTTTCGCTCAATTCGCCGGTCAAGAGATCAAGGTAGACGAAGATATTTATCTCGTGTTGCCGGAAGAAGATGTTCTAGTTTACGGCTGGGACAAGGAGAACGAATAATGGGATTTGAGATTAAGGAAGGTTCCCTTGGGCAAACCATTTTCATGGATAAGTACGCTTATCCTGGGGAAGATTCCTGGAAGCAATGTGCGAAGCGTGTCGCTACAGCAGCCGCTGATCCGGAGTTCCCCGAAAATCGAGAGAAGTATGAGCAGAAGTTTTACGAAGCAATCAATAGCGGAGACTTCTGTCCCGGGGGGCGTATCCTATACGGCTCTGGTAGAAATCGTCAGAACATGCTTAACTGTTACGTCCTTGATCCTGAGGACTCCGTAGATAGTATAGGTAAAATTATATCCGATATGTATAAGATTTCATGTGGAGGGGGCGGTATCGGTTTTAACTTCTCTAAAATTCGCCCTAAAGGGGACAATATTCAAAACATCAGAAACTCCGCCCCCGGGTCTATTTCGGTGATGCGAATGATTAATGAGATTGGAAATCATGTTCGTGCAGGAAAAAATCGTAGAACTGCACTCATGTCTATACTAGATATTACTCACCCTGATTTTCTGGAGTTCCTTCACGTTAAATTGGACAGAAATGAATTAACTAACTTCAATATATCCGTTGCCATTACCAAACGATTCATTGAGGCTGTTGAAAAGGATGAGGAGTGGCACTTCACATTTGGGGGAAGACAAAATAAATATTATGTTTATGAAGTTGAGCGTACTTCTGAAGAAGGTAACGACACTATTGATGTTGTTGCTAAGGACGAAGAGGACGCACTTGGACGAGCCCAACTTCATCATCTTAAACACTATGCGGATCTGTTTACAGGAGCAACGAAGAAACCGATCCGCGCTTGTGAACTCTGGGAACGCATTGTAGACAATGCGATTGAATCCGGAGAACCGGGAATCTTCAATATCGATTTTGCTAACGAATACACCAATGTTTCTTATTTCGAGCATATGCCATCTACTAACCCTTGTGGTGAAGAAGTGCTTCCTGCCTATGGTAACTGCTGTCTTGGTCATGTTAATCTTGCTAACATGGTTGACATGGATGGCAACATCGACTGGCGTAGGATGGCTCGTACGATTCGTACGGGCACTAGGTTCTTGGATAATATTCTTACCGCGAACCATTTTCCGATCCCGGAATGTGACGAAGCAGGAATCCGTTCCCGGCGTATCGGCTTGGGAATTACCGGTTTGCACTACTTCCTCATCAAAGCCGGGTACAGGTACGGGTCGGAAGACTGCTTGGAATTTTTGGAGCGATTATTTGCGACTATAAGAAACGAAGCCTACAAAGCCTCCATGTACTTGGGACGCGAGAAAGGGAGTTTCCCCGCTTACGACTGGAACAGAATAAAAGATGAGAAATTTTTTAAAACGCTGCCATCTCGCATCCGATCTGATGTTAAAAAGAACGGACTTCGTAACGCGGTGCTACTTACTGTGGCTCCGACAGGAACTATTTCTATGGTTCTTGGTGTTAGCACTGGTCTTGAGCCAATATTCGCCCCTGTATATAAGCGTCGTTGGCGGACTGGTACTGATGGGATTTGGAATGAAGCTGTGGTTGTAGACCCATTGTTCAAAGAACTTCACCTTAGAGGTCGGGATGTGGGGCACTGTGTTGGCGCTTATGAGGTTACGCCGGAGGAGCATATTAAAGTTCAAGCGGTGGTACAAGCATACATTGATTCAGCAGTTTCTAAGACTTGTAACCTTCCGGAGGGATTCGAACCCTCCAACCTCTACGAGGACCTCCTGATGTACGCTAATGACATGAAAGGGTTTACGTTCTACCGTGCTGGTTCGCGGGGCAATGAACCCCTGGAAGCTGTAGACATTACTTCTCTCGATTTGGATAAGTTAATTATCGAAGGAAAAATTGAAGAGCAAGCCCAATCTATAGAAACTTGTAAAAATGGAGTTTGTGAATTATGAAATTTCTTTTAAGTATTTTGCTTTTAGTAGGTGCCTGTGGTCCTGGCGGTAAGGGATATGTACCGACTTGGGATTCCGAGGATTTAGTAGGTTTTTGGCGTCTCACTCACACAACGGATTTAGGGGAAGTGGAAAGTGTATACGTAGAATTTTCGGATGAAAGAGGGGGCTACTTTGCAATTGAAATAGTACATGTATGGAACTCGGACTGGAAACGAATAGGAATAAGACCTTCTAAGGGTGATATTACTACAGATGGAGTGGCGGAGTTTAATATTGATTTTAAGAAGTATAAATGGAAGTTCGCTTGTTACGAAGGTGCTATGGACGAAAATAAATTACTTATAACCGGTGTGTGTACTTATTGGGGAGGTAGTGACGAGACTACCTCAGAAAATTTCGCCGTTTTCGTAGCAGAGCGGCTATAATATATTATGGCTATGGAATTCGCAGGAGACAAAAACACGAACGAGGCGACTCGTTTTAGGTTCGCCTGTCCCGACCCAGAATGTAAAGGGAGAGGAACATTTCACGCAGTGTGGGAAGATCCCCCTGAATTAGTACCTTCTGGTCTGGCGTGTCCCTTTGGGGGTGACCATGATGCACAATGGATTGTGGATAAACTCGCTGTATGCCATATACCAGGAACAGTAGGTGGAGACACTAATCCCCACTATACAACGGTAGGGGCTGCATCCGAACATAAATGGATGAAGCTTCAAATCGAAGAAGCTAGGAAGGCGGTAGATGCTGAAGACCAATTAACTGGCACGGCTGCAAGCCCTTATTCTAAAGTTACGCCCAATTACGAAGCTCAGGAAAAGGCAGGCTTAATCAAACGAGATGATACAAAGACATCTGAACAAAAAGAGCGCATTCGAAAAGAACGTGCCAAACTAATAGCGGACGATGCGTCTGATAAAATTGACCGCGAAATTGAACAACGACACATAGGAAACAGACATGACGGATAACGAAAAATTCACGAAGATGGATAAGGTGTACATTTTTAATAAGTCCCAGAACCCAGACCCGGAATACAAGACTGAGGGAGCCGCAGGATTCGATATCGCATCTAATGAAGATGTTATGATTCATCCACAAGCAACCACCCTAGTAGGAACAGGACTCCACTTTGTATTAATGTCGGGGTATGAAGCTCAAATTAGACTTCGTAGCTCATGGGGACTAAAAGGACTTATCATTCCCAATGCACCAGGAACCATTGATGAAGACTACAGGGGGGAAATTAAAGTTATGTTACATAACCTAAATTCTTCACCTATTAATATTAAAAAAGGTGAGCGCATCGCACAGGTAATATGTGCCAAAAATTACTGTCCAAAAATTCACATTATGGACTCTGATGAGTGGAACTCACCTTTAAACAAAACTCTTCGGGGAGAAGGTGGCTTCGGTTCAACAGGGGACAACTAATGGCATACGCATTTCAAGAATCTATTCAACGCGGGATTGTATATCTCGCCAAGTCTGACGATAATTTTTTGGTCCAGGCAATGCCTATGGTGAAGGACTCATATTTTGAGTTTCCGCAACACCAAAAGTTTTGGTCGGTCATTAAAAAATACTATAGCTCCTACAAGAAGCTTCCCTCGGACGAGCAAATCCTAGAACAGATTAGGGAGATGAAGACCGATAATGAATTGATGTCGGACTTCAAAGAAGAGCTTAGGGAAATTAATACCGTTGATGAAAAGTCTTTGGAGAACGAAGAGTTTTACTTAGATAAGGTTGAGGAGTTTGCTAAGGAGCAATCCCTCAAAGACGCTATTATTAATTCTATCGATCTCCTCAAACAAAAGAAGTTTGGCAAAATTGAAGAGCAGATTAGGCAAGCACTCTCTGTCAGTCGGGACGTAGACCTTGGCACCGATTACTTCGGTGATGTGGAAGAACGATATAAAAGACTTAGTAGCACCCATGTTAACGCTCAGTTTAGAACTCCTTTTGAAACTATCAATCAGGAGCTTGAGGGAGGTCTTGCCCCTAAAGAATTAGCAATGGTTGTCGCACCTCCTGGTGTAGGTAAGTCCTTGTTTTTAGCTAACCAAGCGGCTCGGTCTGTAATGGACGGGAAGGACGTTCTATATGTTTCTTTGGAGATGTCAGAGGATCGTGTCGCTCAACGCTTGGATAGTATTTTTACTCGTATTAAACAACCGCAGTTGAAAGACGGTGTTAAGATGCTTAATGACCGCCTCCGACAAATGCAAGAAGCCGCTCCGAATATGGGACGACTGAAGATTAAAGAGTTTCCTACTAAACGACTTACGATAGCCGGTTTTCGTGCATACTTAAACCAGTTGCGTAACTACGAAGATTTT